ACGCAACGGTTTCATGTCTGGATGACGGCCCGGATGTTTGAAAAACGCCCCGGCCCAGACGCGGCCCGCTACGTCCGCGATTGTCGTAGGGCACTGGCAGAATACGACAAGGCAAAGGAGGAAGCCGAATGACGTTCTCGGATGAACAGCGGATAGCCCTGACGGCACCGCTCAATAAGGCCCATGTGGCCACCCGCCAGCAAGCCGGGCAGACGCTTTCGTATCTAGCCGCGTGGCACGTTATCGCGGAGGCTAACCGGATTTTTGGCTTTGCGGAATGGGACCGCGAGACGGTTGAGATGCGCCAGCTTGGCGAGCCGCGCATGATTAACGAAAAGTTCCGCGTCGGCTATACCGCCCGCGTTCGGATTACCGTTCGCGCGGGGGACACGGTTATCGTCCGCGAGGGGTGCGGGTTTGGGTCTGGCATTGACCGGGACGTTGACCAAGCCCACGAAAGCGCCGTCAAAGAGGCTGAGAGCGACGCAATGAAGCGGGCGCTTATGACCTTTGGCAATGCCTTTGGGCTGGCGCTTTACGACAAGGCGCAAGCGAACGTGGTCGAGACCCCGCCTGAGCCTGTTAAGCCCCCGACCCTTTCCGAACGGGCCGACCGTTTCGAGGACGTGTTGCGCCGGACGAAACCGGACGACTTGTCGAAGGTCTGGGCGAAGGCGTCGGGCCTGTGTGCCGAACTGGACGCGACCATGCCGGAGCGACTGATGGAACTGACGACGCTTTATGAGGGGCTGATCGACTTGGCCTCGCAAACCCCATTCATCAAAGAGGAAGCAAAATGACGGACGCGATTAACACCGGCCACCTTCAAGCGTTCATGGAACGGCTGGAACGCCTCGATACGGATAAGACGGCCATTGCTGACGACATGAAGGAAGTTTTCGCGGAGGCGAAGGCGGTCGGGTATGACCCGAAAATCATGCGAAAGGTTCTGCGCCTGATTAAACAGGACAAGGCCAAACGCCAGCAAGAGGAAACAATCCTCGATCTTTATCTGCAAGCCGTGGAGGGCTGACCTATGAAAAACATCACGATTGCCGGGCGCATCACCAAAGACGCCGAACAACGGACGACAACGGGAGGCGACAAGGTTACGGCGTTTTCCGTCGCGGTTGATGATCGGTCGGGGAAGGAAAAAGGAACGATCTTTTTCGACTGCAATCTGTGGGGTGCGCGTGGCGATAGTCTGGCGCAATACCTGACGAAAGGGTCAAGCGTGACGGTCTGTGGCGACTTGTCCAAGCGCGAGCATGAAGGCAAGAGCTACTTGACCGTCCGCGTTGATAACCTGACCCTGCAAGGCGCTCCGAAGGCGGCGGGCGGCGGTGGCGGCGAAGGTTTTAGCGGCCCGGCTGGCAAGGCTGATGCTCGCGCCAGCTACAATCTGGACGACGACATCCCATTCATTCGCCCGGCGTTTAGCCATGAGTGCTGAACCTATCCCCAACGCGCGGCCCTATGACCTGATCTGCGAATGTATCGACGACCTTTACGCGGAAGCGAAAAACTTCGCAGACGGCGAGCCGATCACCACGCCGGGTCAGGCCGAGGCCGTGCAAACCCTGATGCGCCAAATCCAGCAAGCGGAGAAGGCGGCGGATGCGGAGCGCGTAAAGGAAAATGAGCCGTTCGATGCGGGCAAGGCAGAGGTTCAAGCCCGGTATGCCCCGCTTATCGGCAACACGAAGGCCGTCAAGGGTAAGACGGTTCAAGCGGTCGAGGCGCTTAAGGCTTGCCTCGCGCCGTGGCTGAAAAGGCTGGACGACGAACAAAAGGCCAAGGCGGAAGCCGCGCGTCTGGTAGCTGAAAAGGCTATTCAGGACGCGGCTGAGGCTATGCGCCAAGCCCAGAGCGCGAACCTGTCAGAACGTGAAGACGCGGAGCAAAAGATACAGGAAGCCCAAGCCGCGCAAAAGGCCGCTAGGGACGCCGAGAACGCCCGTCCGCAAACGTCTGGTATGGGAAGGGCCGCAACCCTGCGAACGTCTTACAAGGCCGTTCTGGTGGATGCCCAAGTCGCCGCCGGAGCGTATTGGAAGCGCGACCCGTCCGCGTTCAATGCGTTTCTGCAAAAGATGGCGGATGCGGACGTGGCGTCGGGGCGGCGTGACATTCCCGGCTTCGATGTCGTCGAAGTGCAAACGGTGGTCTAGTGACGAAGGCCGCTATCGTTCTGCGATCTAAACAGGATAGAGAGAAGGTGTGCGGATGGGTCTGGGCGCTCCCTGACCTATCCCGCATCACCCTTGCAAGGCCAAAGCGCAGCCTGCCCCAGAACGATAAAATGTGGGCAATGTTGACCGAACTTGCCGAGCAAAAGCCGGTGCATTGCAATCTGCCGATGGACCCGGTGAAATGGAAAGCCGTGATGATGCAGGCGCTAGGCGCTGAGATGGTGATGATGCCGACGCTGGACGGCCAGAACTGGTTTCCGCTTGGCCTCCGGTCATCCGATCTTGACCGGCAAGAGATGGGAGACCTGATAGAGTTTATGACCGCGTGGGGAGCGCAAAACGGAGTGACCTTTAGCCATGAATGACCCTCTCTACGCCGTTCGTTCCTACGCTTGCGAGAAAAGCAGGGCCGCGCGTGACCGATGGCTTGCCCACCGTGCAGAGGCTGGGATGCCAGTTTTTCGCATCGCGGATAAGCATGGGGAGCCGCCGGGAGCGTTTATGCGCCAGTTTCAATGCGCCAAGGAGCGGCGCTAACCCCATTGAGCAGCTAGGAGGTAGAGGGCCTAGTGGGCGCGGAATAACGGGTTTCACCGGACCCGCCGCGCCCTGCTCATCTTTTTTCGTCCCTCATGCATTTTCCCCATTGCGTAACATCTGCCCATATGGGACAAGGGTTCATCGGCGCAGGGCAATCAAGCACTAGCCGGACGGAAACAGACAGATGGCCCTCAAGACCGACAAGTTGACCGCTTCAGAACTGGCCACCGCCGCAAACGCTCGCCGGTTCACCCCTCTTCAATCCGCCACCCTCGACGCAATGCTTCGCACGGGTCGCCGCTACGGCGTCAGCGTCACCAAGGGCCGCTACATCGTTTCGATTGGGTCTTACGCCCTAAACGCCAAAGGTGAGACGACCGGCGCTTGCGACATTGAAAAGCTGGCCGACTTCGCGACGGCGGACGTAGATCACGTTATCGCCTATCTGGACCGCATGGCGTGAGGGTGCTTGTCGCTTGCGAATACAGCGGAACCGTCCGTGACGCATTTCGCGCTCAAGGCCACGACGCCATATCGTGCGATCTATTGCCGACCGACGCGCCCGGACCTCATTACGAAGGCAGTGTTTTAGACATTTTGGACGACGGCTGGGATTTAATGATAGGTCACCCGCCTTGCACTGACTTGGCGGTCAGCGGGGCGGCATGGTTTAAGGAAAAGATAGCAGACGGTCGGCAAGCGGCGTCATTGGCGTTTGTCAGGGCGTTAATGGACGCGCCTATTCCTCGCATCTGCATTGAAAACCCGGTTTCGGTTATCAGCACTCACATTCGCAAAGCCGATCAAGTCGTCCAGCCGTGGATGTTTGGACACATGGAACAGAAAGCAACCTGCCTTTGGCTCAAGGGTCTGCCGCCCTTGCGCCCCACTGCTATGGTTTACAGCGAAATGATGTTGCTGCCGAAAAGAGAACGTGAGCGCCTGCATTACCTTCCGCCAAGCCCGACCCGATGGAAAGAGCGAAGCAAGACTTTTCAAGGGATTGCTGATGCTATGGCCGATCAATGGGACGGAACATGGAGTGACCCCCAAATGAGCTTGTTTACCGCATGACCGCTCTCGAATACCGCACCGCCCTCTCAACCCTCGGCCTGTCGCAACAGGCTGCGGGCCGATGGCTCATGGTAAGCCCAAAGACCGCACAGAACTACGCCAAGCTAGGCCCAAGCGGTCCAGCGCACCGGGCTATCCTGATGGCGCTTAAGCACGGCTTGACCGAGTGACGGTCACAATGCATCATCCCTCCCGCAACTACGCCCCCGCTACGGCTTAAGGCTAGACGCAAACCAGACTGAGGACACATGGCAGGCGGTCGCCCCTCCAAATACAGCGACAAGCTCGCTGAGGAGATTTGCCGTCGTCTCGGCAAGGGTGAGCCAATGGCTCGCATCTGCGATGACGACCATATGCCAAGCTACAACACCATCTGGCGGTGGGAGAACGAAAACGCTGAGTTTCGTGAGCTTTCCGCCCGCGCGAAACAGAATGGCACTCACTTTTTGGCAGACGACACGCTGCGGATTGCCGATGATGACACCATCGACACGCAACGCGCCAAGCTCATGATTGACACGCGGCTGCGGCTGATCGGCAAGTGGAACGCCAAAGCCTACGGCGACAAACTGCAACAGGAAGTTTCTGGCCCTGATGGCGGCGCTTTGTCGGTCACATGGCTGAAACCAGAGTAATCCCCTACGCCCCGCGCCGGGTGTTTCTGCCGTTCCATAACCGGACGCAACGCTTTGCCATTGGTGTGGCTCACAGGCGCTGCGGTAAGACGGTGGCTTGCATCAACGATATGATCCGCAATGCGGTGATGTCCGACAAGCCCCACTATCGAGCTGCCTATCTCGCGCCATACCTCAAGCAGGCCAAGGACGTGGCATGGGAGTATCTAAAACGATACAGCCAGCCGATCTGGGCCAAGCCGCCAAACGAATCAGAACTGTATGTGGAACTGATAGGCGGCAAGCGCATCAAGATATACGGCGCTGACAACCCGGATGCCCTGCGCGGTGGCTACCTGGACGATGCCACGCTTGACGAATATGCCGATATGTATCCCGGCATCTTTGGCTCTATCATCCGCCCGATGCTCGCTGACCGGCAAGGCACAGCTACGTTCATTGGGACGCCAAAGGGACGTAACGCGTTCTTTGATCTGTTTGAGCGGGCTAAGACCGACCCAGACTGGTTCCCGTTCTTTCTGCCAGCGTCTGAAACGGGCATCCTGCCGCAAAGCGAACTGACCGCTGCTGCAAAGGAAATGACGCCAGAGCAGTATGAACAGGAGTTTGAATGCTCGTTTGAGGCGGCAATCATCGGCGCTTACTACGGTAAGGACATGGCTGAAAGCGAGCGGGCTGGACGGATTACGGACGTTCCGTATGACCCTGCGCTGCCCGTATATACGACATGGGACTTGGGTATAGGCGACAGCACGGCCATCTGGTTCTGGCAGGCGCTTGGCGCTGAGATACGGGTAATCGACTTCTATGAGGCCAGCGGCGAAAGCATCGAGCATTACGCCAAGGTGTTGCAAGCCAAGCCCTACAAGTATGAGGCCGATTGGGTTCCGCATGACGCAAGGGTCAGGGAACTAGGCACGGGGCGCACCAGGATTGAGACGATGCTAACGCTCAAGCTCAAGCCGAAGCTGGTGCCTAATCACAAGGTGCTGGATGGCATCAACGCAGGCCGAGTTCTGTTCCCGCGCATCTGGTTTGACCGTGAGAAGTGTAAAGCCGGGCTTGAGTGCTTGCGCCAGTATCGTGCGGACTATGACGACAAAGCCCGCGTGTTCCGTGACGGGCCTAAGCACGATTGGACCAGCCATTGCGTAACGGGTGACACAGAGGTGTTGACGCGTTCCGGTGTGTGCCGCATAGATGCGGTGCCAGAAACCGGAGAAGTGCTAACGCCATGTGGTTGGAAGCCGTATCGCAGCCCGCGCATAACGCGGAAAAATGCCCCACTTGTGCAGGTCACGTTCAGCGACGGGCTTACGGTGAGATGCACGCCGGATCATATGTTCATGACGGCGAAAGGGTGGAGATTTGCAAAAGACCTGACGCGACGTTCGTCGGTCCTGTCGTGCTTGACGCAATCACGCAGTACTTCGGCGGCGGCCTCTATCGCAAATGGCCAAGCGATAGGTATTTCTCTCGCGGCGGCAAGAAACTTCATCGCGACGTTTGGATGGGCGCTTTCGGCGCAATACCGCCCGGCTGCCACATCCATCACCGCGACGGCAACCCCGAGAACAACCGTCTTGAAAACTTGGAGTGCCTCGACGCCAAAGAGCATCTGTCCCTTACATGGCGAGAGGGACGCGGACGTAATGGCGGTGCTGACCTCATTTCTGACGCGGCCCGCGCTGGCGCTGCCGACTGGCATAGGTCAGAGGCTGGCCGCTTGTGGCATAGCCGCCAAGCCAAGGCGTCCAAAGGGTGGCTCAAGTGGAAGCGTGAGCCTAAGCCGTGCGATCAGTGTGGCGTGGAGTTTAGCGCGCTCATCCGCAAAAGCGGTTGCAGCCAGCGTTTCTGTACCGAGCGATGCAAAATGGCTCACTATCGAGAGCGCAAAACCGCTTCCAGACCGTGAGGATGTGTGGTGCCTGACCGTCCCGGATGGCGAATGGTTCGCGCTTGCAAACGGGGCCGTCACTCACAACTCTGCCGATGCCTTCCGATACCTTGCAATGGCCTATCGTGAGATTAAGCCGGAAGCCAAAGCGGCTGACGCGCCAATTAAGGGCATCCGTGATATGACATGGGATGACCTGTTAGCTAACCAGCCGGTGCATACGGGTTACGAACGCGCATGATCGTTCTATCGACAAGCGGACCCGCGCACGATATGTTCCCCTGAACGCTTGCGAGGGGCTATGCTTCCCGACGAACCTGAAAATCAAGACGGCATTGACCTCGTTACCAAATGGATTGAGGAAATCAATCTGTCTGAGCGCGAGTTGCAGCCGTGGTGGAAGACTGGCGACATCATCGTCAGGCGCTACAAGAATGAGAACCGGGCAAGGGGCGGTGGCCGTCCGTCCGTAGGCTATGAGCGTCGGCGCTTTGCTATTCTGTGGTCGAACGTCTCGACCCTTCAGCCTGCCATCTATGCCAAGCAGCCGGTCCCGATGGTTGACCGGCGCTATCGTGACGAAGACGCGGTGGGCAAGATTGCGTCTGACGTGCTGGAGCGGGCGCTTGGCTTCAGCCTTGACCAGTATGATTTTGACGGACGCGTAAAGCTCTGCGTTCTGGACTATCTGCTGCCAGGTCGAGGCCAAGTGTGGGTGCGCTACATCCCGCATATGCGCGAGGTCAACGCAGAGCAGGATTACGAACTGGGCGAAGGCGTTCAGGACGATGACGACACCGAGGTTGGCGAGGTCGAGACGCCGGAAGCTGC